AACGGACGAGTGGATCGACTCGAGGCAAGCGTGGCAGAAACCAACGCGAAACTCGACCGAATCATCGCTGGAATGGGAGCAGCGCCTGCTGCAGCTAATCCTCCAGCGAATCCAAATCCTCCGGTCGCTGCTCAACCCGCCATCCAGGCGGCGCAGCCACAAGCTCAATTTGGAGTACAAGCAGGACAGCAAGGGCAATACGTACCGTACATTCCGGTACAACCTGCCCCGCAACCCGCTCAACCATACTATGCTGTTCCGCCAGTCTACCAGCCTCAGAGACCTGAGTCATGGATCAACGGACAGCGTTACGTACTCGCCAACTGAGGCGTTCCTACAGGCCCGGAGGGGGGCCAATAGTACCTCTCAACTAAATAAGAGTCAGAAAGACCACCTCAACCGAATACTGGACACCTATGTCTGTTCTTTACAGATCAAACAATTGGGTCCAGTAGCTGATTGTGTGAACACTCAACATTTAGACGCCGGCTTCAACGCCCCGTTTAGATACAGGTTAGGTGGAGGCGGGCGCCTAGCTAAGTGGACGAGAGAACAGGAGGAGGAGTTCGAAACTCTCACTAACCCCAAGGGGAAAGAGAAAGAGACTCCGTACCTGACCATCTTGAAAACAGTCTGGAGAAATCCTGACGGCTCCCTCGATCTGAACTCTTCTAAAAACCAGAAACTCCTCGATTGGGCGGATGATTCAAGTACCGATTCGGATGAAAGTCCAGAAAGGGAATTAGTGATTCAACCGCAATCAAGAGAGGTTGCCCAGGCTTACCGTCGTATAGACCAATCCAAGGGAGAAGGCATCGCCTATATCTACTTTGGAGTTAACGATGATGGTTCGCTAGTGGCTGAAGAAAAGAAGAATGCTGTTCTAGGCTTCGCTCAAATTGTCTATAATGAGTACATACATGAACACCTAACAGTGGAAACGCAGTACTTGACACAGGCAGAATTTGTAGATGAATGTACTACTCTCGGAGGGGAGAATATCCCTGAGAATGAGAAGGACAACATCGAGTATAAGTCTACTGGAAGTCACAAGGTGGAAAAGGAGTATCGGCAACATTTCATGATGCCAATGCCCCGAAACCCCAAGTGGAGAGCAATCCGGTTCACTATACAGCGAGAGAGTAAGAATCAGCAAGCTGAATTCAACTTACACGAGATTAAAGAACATTCGAATCCTATATACAACCGTAATTATCGGTTCGTACGCGGAGTCGAAGATTTCGATAGTCCCATATATAAGGTCTCTAAATACCGTGTTGCATGTTGGAGAAAACCGGGGTTCAAAGAACTCCCGCAAAAAATCCGCGACCAACAGGTATATGAAGACCGACAACGAATTGCAGCGTTTCAGAAGTTTGGGCAGGTAGTGGAGGCGTACGTGACCGCAATGGTCTGCGCACGCCAGCACCCATCAATACCTCTTGCAGCGATCCCGCCAAATGAGATCCCAGAGCTCCTTAAAACAGGGACTCTAGGCCACAAGGCAGGGTCTGAGCTCAGGTGGTTAGACCTAAGCAACTACGACGACGCGCAATTTTACGGTGCAGTGGAGTACGCAGTAACAACATTAAGACTACACTTTGAAACGTGCGGTTTTGATATTGACCCTGTGATCTCAATGGTGAAAGAGATGTCCGGAGAGTTACGAGCATTATGGCAACACGGGGATAACCCGGGTAAACCAAAGCTCAATAAACTCACCTATGACACCCTAGTTGCCCTACATTGGTCATCGAGAACAGTAACTGTCCTCAACGACTCCAATAGGATAACACTCCACTCTGCTGACCCCGATAGAGCCGCCTTTTTTACGGGCGACTTATATATACCATCATATGGCCTCTGTCTTTTAGGTTACCTAGGAAGGTGTATGCCTCGTCCCTCTCCCGACAAAGTCGAAGAGGAAACATGGAACACATTCGAAAGGTTTAAGAACCCGACCTTTGTAACACCAACCAGACTGGAAAGTGTCACTAATTGGGCCAGGACCTACTTCAAAGACATGCCAGACCCCGGTTCGCTCGTACCTGAAGCCGCTGCTATGGGGGCAGGGTTAGAGTCAAATCGGCGTAATGGTGGAATGATCCAGGCGGTCTCCTACTACTACCATATCTTTGTTGCTATGGCGGAAGAAGACATCCCGGACAAATATCAACATGTCAAAAACTGGAAAAGGCAATACATCAATGACGAGTTTCATGAGGGAAATATCTCGAGGAAAATAACCGACCACAACACTTTTACGTGGTGTCTGTCGGCTGATATCCTGGAGGAGTACCGGAAACACGCAGTTGTCTGTAAGCGAGAACACTGCAATGATATTGAAGCCCACCTTCCGCTCATGCCCTTCGGGATTGCGGAGTTGGGTGGAAAAGTCCGGGTGCCGTGCGTGACGTCTGGATTCCTTAACCTGCTATGCCAACCAATACGGAAGGCAATGTGGTTGAAGATAAAGAACGACCCACGATGTAAATTCCGAACCTCAGGTGCTACAAAAGAGAACTTCCTACGGAAATTCTTTGAGGAGCTAGAGGATGCGGATTACGTACACTCGGGAGACATGACAGTAAGCACAGACAACTTCCCATTCTCATTTATGGACGCCGTAATTAAAGGCCTACCCATTAGTGATTATTGGAAATCGTTGGCACTCCTATGTACTGGACCATTTAGGATCTTACCCCCAAATGAAGATACAGCACATGAGAGGATACATGCCATGTATGATAATCCCAATCGACATACTGATCATCAAGATCGTGACGTCGACCCGATAAATATTATCGATTCCAAGTTCGACCTATTTGGATGCAGAGTAGGTGAACCTGGGGAGAAAATAGTATCGGTACTCCCATTTGGGGAAACCCCAGAGGATGTTGCAGACAATATCCAAGATGCACTTGATAGGGAAGCCTACTTCAATAATCTGCCGAAGGCCGAAAGGCCTCAGCAGGTAAAGGAGGAGCTAACAAATGTGCTATCTAGGCGGCCTGCAGCTGTTCAATGGGATAAAGTGACTCTCGGATCTGCTGGAAAACCACCGACTGAGCAGTGGTACAACAACCAGATTAAAGAGTTACGGGAGAACTCACCAACCTTATACGTAAAGATGGTAAAGCCGGAGACAACATTTGTGAAGAAGAAGGAACCCCCAGGCACTTATGAGCTACTGCTCGGCCGGAGGGTATTCAACCCACTTATACGTCCCCGACAATATGTGGAAGTGAAGATTCAGAAGGATAGAACTCAGGTCAGGTTCGCGAGCGACCAAGACTTGAGATCATATGTCCTAAAGAGACTTCTAAGAGACCAGAGAAACGTTCGAAGAGTACTCAAGCAGGCGGACAAATTAGCCCAAACCCCGCTCGAACGACTCCAAGACCAGTACGTCACTGGACTCCCACACCATCTTATGCCTAGAGCCACCCCGGGATTAGATAGGTTTATGGACGCCGATATGGATCCTAACCACACTGAACCAGGTGTGATACTAAGCTCAATAGAAGAAGTAACCGTCCAGAGGAATACAAGTATTGACCCTAGACCAGGGAGAGTGGGAACAATTTACCCACCACAAACCTGGAAAGGATCAGTGCATCCTAGAAATCGGACCCCCCTTGAGAAACTACACGAGCTAGAACAATCTCAAGCTCAAGTATTCTCAATGGGTCTTAAGAATCTAGACAGTATTGAACACGCCTATCTCTCCAAAAAGGGTCTACAAATGGGTACCTCTATCAGCATAGCTATGCTGTATAGTTATAACCTATACTGTGACCAATGGGCATCGGATCAGCCCGGAGCAAGGGGCAAATCACAGTTATGTGGCGACGACTCAATGAGAGCAGGTAATCTGATCTACATCGACGCCTATAAACGTGTTGCCGAAGAGATGGGTTCTAAATTTTCCGCCTGGAAAGACATAACAGCCCGAAACTCGAGAGGACTCTTTACAGAGATACACTTCGAGGGTCAGGAAATACTCCGTATTCCAAAATTAAAGACGGTCATACGACCGACCTCAAAGGAATATACAGGAGATGGATGTCCAGAGTGGAAGAAGTACATCAATGCCCAAAAGACCTTAGTCGGACCAACAGAAGATGTCGAGTACTACATCCGTGAGGAGAGTCGCGTACACTTCAGTCGGGAACTTGATGATCTCGAGGGTATTTTACCATTTGGATTACCGGAGGTATCTGGGGGTATGGGAACCTTTGCAAAGCCTTTAGACGGTCTAAATAAGACCGTTTGGGAGGCAATCAAGAGGGTCCCCGTACCATATGTCGCTTATAAACTCTCACGTGAGTTTGCTAGGAGCTTAACGCCCTACCAAGTCAATGAGCCTAAGCCGCATTTCCAGATTAACCCGTTCACTCTGGCGACTCCGATCCATGACAATGTCGCGGACCAGGAATATGCCACCAAACGAGCGGCGTGGTTGTTCCTCCAGGAAAGAAAGCTTCGCGGATCCGTCGAAGCAGCTAGCGCGATTATTAAGCCTCCGAGGCCTGTCGAATTCATAAAAGAAGACTACAGACCTCAGGTTCACCGTAGGGCGAACCGGCAGGCCGACTTCCCAGTGCCTATCTCCGTTGCCCGGCATTACCAGGCTTTGGAGAAAATCACAGGGGAGCTAATATTCCTAGGGGTACCCATGCGGGACACTGCAATGTTTAGCAGTGTTTCCGACAAGGAGTTCCCGAAGAAAAGCTCGCATATTGACCTGGCCAACTCAGTTGTTGACCAAGTATTGGGGCCGAAAGGAAATTTCCTTCCGAAAACCAGTATTGCGTTAGTATGCGGTGCAAGTTAATGCACGCTTTTTAGCAAGCAACACAAATGGCTTCCTTTAGCCGCG